TACACACCCATCGACCTTTCCACTCTCCCGGCTCCCGACGTTGTCGAGACGCTCTCGTTTGAGACGATCTTCACCGAGATGCTGGCCGATTTGCGGACCCGTGACCCGTCGTTTACTGCGCTACTTGAATCTGATCCGGCTTACAAGATCCTCGAAGTCGCAGCTTATCGTGAGCTGTTGATTCGCCAGCGCGTCAACGATGGCGCTCGGGCCGTCATGCTGGCCTACTCGACCGGAGCAGACCTTGAGCAACTGGCGGGCTTGTTTGGCGTGACGCGGAAGCTCATCGACGCTGGCGATGCAAACGCGATTCCGCCAATTCCGGCCACCTACGAAACCGACGCCAGCCTTCGCTATCGCACGCAGCTCTCGCTCGAAGGTCTTAGCACTGCCGGTCCGATTGGCAGTTATGTCTATCACGCGCTCAAAGTTGAGGGCGTCAAAGACGTGGGCGTTCAAGGCCCGCCCGATACTGATCCTGGCGATGTGCTCGTGACAATCTTGGCTCAGGCTGGGAATGGAGCAGCCGACACAAATCTGAGAAGTGCGGTGCTGGCCGTACTCAACGGCGAAGACGTGCGCCCGCTGACAGATCAAGTCACGGTGCAATCCGCGACGATCCAGCAGTATGCAGTCATCGCCACGATCTACATTTTGCCCGGTCCAGACCCTGAGCTTGTCAAGACCGCCGCTGAGGCAAGCGTCGCGGCTTTTGTTGCCGCACAGCACAAGGTCGGCGCTGACATCCGGCTGTCAGCCTTGTATGCCGCGCTTCACATCGGTGGCGTTGAGCGAGTGACGCTCGCATCACCTGGGATCACTGCCGACCTCGTTTGCACCGCAGCTCAAGCGCCGTTTTGCACGGGCGTCACAATCACACCGGCCACCGCATGAGTGACCTTTTGCCACCGAACGCAACACCGCAGGAACGAGCACTTTCGCTCGCAACTGGGCGCGACGTGGCTGTGCCAATAAAACAGCTTTGGACTCCTTACACCTGCCCCGAAAGCGTTCTTCCGTGGCTGGCATGGGCGCTCAGCGTGGATGAGTGGGGCACGACTTGGCCGGTCGAGACACAGCGCCAAGTCATTGCTGCCAGCATTGACCAACACCGCAAGAAAGGCACAGTCGGCGCACTACGCCGAGCACTTGAGCGGCTTGGCTACGAGGTCGAGATCGACGAGGCAACCGGCACAGCCTACACGTTTCGACTGCGGTTCAAAATTCGTGCTGGCGAATCGGCGGGTGGCGCTGTGATCGAAGACGCGATTGAACGCGCAACATCAATCGCGTTGCTGCAAAAAAACGCACGCTCGGAACTTGTCGGAACCGATTTCCTTGCCGACACTGACCCCGTGCTCATCTATGTCGGAGGTGTAACCCTCTCCGGCATGGAAGCACAAATTGAACCGCCAGCTTGACCATGCCATACGAAGCCATCCTCACCACACTCGGCCTCGCCAAGATTGCCGACGCCGTCGCTAACAATACCAGCGTGAACATCACGACGGGCAAAATTGGCGATGGCAACGGCAACGCTGTTACGCCAAACCCATCGTGGACGAACCTGGCCCGCGTTGTCTATACCGCTGCACTTAACCGCGTGGACATCGACCCGGTTAACAACACGCGTGTGCTCGCCGAGCTTGTCATTCCTGCAAATCAGGGCGGCTGGACAGTGCGCGAGATCGGCCTTTTTGACAACACGGGCGCTCTCATTGCGGTGGCTGCTTATCCTGCCGTTTACAAGCCGACCGCTGCCGAAGGCGCAACTCTCGACATGATCGTGCGCTTGATTCTGAACGTGTCGAACACCAGCGCAATCACGCTCCAGGTGGACACCAGCATCATCGTTGCATCGCGCTCGTGGGTGGATGCTAATTTCAATCTGACTGCGCTACTGCCGGGAGGCACAACCAATCAGATCCTTCGCAAGGCGTCGAATGCCGATGGTGACACCGAATGGGCAGACGCCACCGATGTGAATGTCGTGGTTGAACTGATCCAAGAAGAACAGACTCTTGCGACATCCCAAACAACCGTCACGCTGGCGATTTGCACGACCGACAATTCCGCCGTTTACATCGAGGGTGTGCGCTTGCATCCCGGCGATTGGACAGCGACGAATGCGACGACGATCACTCTGGCAACGAGCTACGCAGACGGATCGAAGATCCTCGTCGTGCAGAACGAACCTGCTGGCGAGAACGATTATTTGAAGTCTGTCAACAATTTATCAGACGTGCCGAATAAAGAGACTGCTCGCTCAAACCTCGAACTGCTCACCAATGCAACGTACTTAAATGCACTGTGGGTTGTGATGAAGAAGCGGGATTATCCAGTCGGCGAAATCCTGGAAACGCGCCGCGCTGGCGATCCTAAGACATGGCTAGGATTCGGCACATGGGAGCGGTATGGAGTTGGACGCGTCAAAGTCGGCTTCGATCCAGCAGACGCGTCGTTCAACGCGCTGGACAAGACTGGAGGCGCAAAGACGCACGTTTTGACCGAGGCGGAAATGCCAGCGCACACGCACACGGCTGCGGTGCGTGGCGATGATGGCGTGGGTGGTGGCGCGGGAGGCGTTGGCGTCGTTGGCTTCGACTATAGTATCGGACCAGGCAGCGCGAGTTTAGCAAACACCGGAGGGAGCCAAGCCCACAACAACCTTCAACCTTACATCACCGTGTTCATGTGGTTGCGGACCGCATGATGACGGACACACAAATCATCCGCAGGAACAAAACGCATGAACTACATCATCAAAAACTGGAAAACATCACTCATCGGCGCAGTCGTTATCGTGACCACTATCGTCGAAACCTGGCTGCCTGAATACCAAGGGCACCTGTCCAAAGTTGTGGCCGTGCTCGCTGGCATGGGACTTCTCGCGGCCAAGGACGGCAACAAGAGCGGCGTCTGATGGGCACGATTGCCGCATTCATCACCGCTGCTACGGCAGCCTTGCGGGCGTTCCCCTTGTGGCTGGCGTGGCGGCAGTCCGAAGAACTCGAAAAGCTGACCGATGAAATCATTGAACTCGAAGCTCGCGCTCGTCCTGATGAGCGGCCTCGCCTTGACCGCTTGCGCGTCAAACTCGCCAACGCCCGAAAGCACCATGCGGCTTTACTCGCCATCGTCGCTGCACCTGAAAGCCGGGATGAAGGTCGAAACGATTCACGGAACATACGTTCCACAGGTCGATGAAATCTGGCACTCGCACGCTGAATACATGGCCCGCGTCTATGAAGGACTGACCCAAAAATGATTTATGAGCAAACGTCGAACACTCCAACTCTCCGAAGGCATGACAGGCACAGTCATTGCCACGATCTTGACCGCAGCGCCGACCGGCTGGCTGATGTTCAACGGTGACACCTTAGGCAGCGCCTCCAGCGCCGCAACGCGTGCCAGCGCTGACTTCAAGGAGCTGTTTGTTGCGCTGTGGAACTCGCTGACTAACACCGACGCTCCGGTATCAGGAGGTCGAGGCGAATCAGCCTCGGCAGACTGGACGGCCAACAAGACGATTACTTTGCCGGACATGCGCGGCAGGTCAATCATCGGCACGGGCACCGGCTCAGGTCTTACAGCACGCACGCATGGAGCAAAGGTAGGAGCCGAGGATCATATGCTCACCGAGGCGCAAATGCCGCTACATGGCCACCCGTTCCGAACGTCTTCGTTTGCTCAGGCGACCGCACCGTCATCAATTACTGGCGGCATCATGATCAGTACGGTCTCAAACGCCAACCAAACGGCCTTTACAGGAACGCCGTCAGCAACGCTAGGCCAGCAGGTCGGCGGCACAGGCGGAGGCACTGCCCACAACAACATGCAGCCCTCGATGGCGCTTAATTGGATTGTCAAAACGTAACCGGAACCAACCGCACAAGACACTCGAAACCCACCTTCTAAAATCACATCATGCCCGAGCAATTCCTTCATGGCGTCCAAGTTGTCGAAATCACGGATGGCCCACGCCCCATCCGCACCGTAAACAGCGCCATCATCGGCCTCGTCGGCACCGCGCCTGATGCTGAATCTGATGTCGCCGCCAGTGTTACACTGGGCACAGGCACGAGCGCTCTGACGATAACCGCAGCCACCGGAGGCATCGCAGGCAACGCGATTTCCGTCCGACTGCGTAATCCTGGCGCAAACTCTGCCGCCTTGTCCGTCTCTCTGAGTGACAAGGCCATCACGGTCAATCTTGCTACCGGCGTATCGGGTCAGATCACCAGCACGCCCGCAACGATCAAGACCGCACTGGACGCAAACACCGCAATCGCTGCACTTGTGGACGTGACCAGCGGTGGCTCTGGCGTTGTCACACCTTCCGCGACCGTTCGCTTGCAAGGTGGCCTCGATGAGTCCTTCCCGCTCGACACACCTTACCGCGTGGCGTCTTCCCGCGCCGAAGCTGCCCGCGCTGGTTTGACTGGCACCATCCCTTCCGCGCTCGACGACATTCTCGATCAAGTCGGAGCCGTCATCGTGGTCGTTCGCGTGGAGGCTGACGCCGATGCCGAAGTCACGAAGGCAAACATCATCGCTGGCATTGAGATGCTGCTCGACAGCGAGAGCGTGACCGGCCTCGTGCCGCGCATCCTCATCGCGCCTGAGTTCTCGTATGAGAAGACTGTGGCCGACGCTCTTATCAGCAGCGCCAACAAGCTCCGCGCCTTCGCTTTTGCCGATGGTCCGAACACCGGCGACGCCGACGCGATCAACTACGCTACACAGTTCGGTTCTGACCGCCTCGCCATCATCGACCCGTGGCTCGTGAAGGACGGCGTCGATCATGCGCCATCCGCCGCATGGGCAGGAGCAACCGCGAAGTCCGATTATGAGCGCGGCTTCTGGTGGTCTCCTTCGAACCTTGAAATCCTCGGCTTCACCGGCACGTCTCGCGCTGTTGGCTTCCGCCTTGGAGATCCGACCAGCCCAGCAAACCTGCTGAACGAGGCGAACATCACGACCATCATCAAGCAGAACGGAAATCGCCTGTGGGGTAATCGCACGACCAGCGCCGATCCGAAGTTCGCGTTCATCTCCGTTCGTCGCACTGCTGACCTCATCAACGATTCGATCCTTCGCGCTCACCTGTGGGCCGTTGACCGCAACATCTCGCGCACCTACCTCGAAGACGTCACCGAGAGCGTGAACGCTTACCTCAAGACGCTGACGAATCTCGGGGCCGTGCTCGGCGGCAAGTGCTGGCCTGACCCGGACCTCAACAGCCCGGCAAACATCTCGCAGGGCAAAGTTTACTTCAATTTCGAGTTCACCCCGCCTTACCCAGCCGAGAACGTGATCTTCCGTTCGATCCTGGTGAACGACTACATCACCGAGATCCTCGCTTAATTCCTCAACCCTCATCACTTGAACGATCATGGCTGCCGCTGCTCAAATCCGTAAAAACTTCAACCTGTTCCTCGATGGTTTCGGCTTCGCCGGGAATGTCGAGGAATACCAGGCTCCAACTCTCGCCGTCCAGGTTGAGGACTTCCGCGCTGGCGGCATGGACACCAGTGTCGCGCTCGACATGGGGCAAGAGAAGATGGAGGCAACCTTCAAGCTGTCGAAGATTGCCGCCGAGGCTCTTCGCCTGTGGGGCGTAGGCCAAGGCCAGACGTTCAGCCTGATTGTTCGTGGCGCTCTCGAAGACCTCGACGGCACAGTGAAAGCCGAGGTATTCACGCAGCGCGGCACGATCCGCAGCGTTGAATGGGATGCTGTCACGGCTGGCGCAAAGGCTGGCGTTTCTCTGACGATGGACATTCGCGAGTTCGCCTATGACATCGATGGCGTGCGCCTTCACGACATCGACGTTCTGAACATGAAACGCATCGTGAATGGCGTTGATCGTCTCGCCGCTCAACGTGCCGCAATCGGAATCTAAGCCATGCCACGCATCAAACTCGATTACCCTGTCAAAGCCGACGGCGCGACTCTAAACGAGATCGAGCTACGCCGCCCGACCGTGAAAGACATGCGTGTCGCCAGCGCTGGCGGACGCGATGGCGCAGAAGCTGAGATCACGCTCCTGGCGAACCTGTCGCAGCTCACACCGGACACCATCGAGTCGCTCGACCTTGCCGACTATATTAAGCTGCAAGACGCGCTTTCGGGTTTCAGTGGCAAGAAAAAGACGACCTGAAACGCTGCGTTCTTTTTCTAGCCAACTACACCGGTTGGCCTCTTTCCGAAATTGACGAGCTGCCCCATGACGAGTTCTTGGAATGGGTGACGCTCATTCCAAAACCGAAGCATGGCTAATCGCAACATCTCAGCAACAGTCCAGATCGGCGCGGCAATGTCGTCGTCGGTCGGCAGTGTGTTCGGTGGCATCTCTCGCAAGGTCAATGACCTCGGGGCTAGCCTGTCAAAGCTCAAGCGCCAATCGGCTGACATCGGACGCCTGCAATCTGCACAATCGCGGCTTACTGATGCCCAGGGAAAGGGCAACACGGCTGCTGTTGCCCGCTATTCGGCGCAGATCGAGAAGCTCTCGGCATCTCTGCAAGCTGCCGGAGTGGACACGTCACAGCTCACACAAGAACAGGCTCGGCTGGCGCAAAGCATCGGCAGGACGCAGCAAGAGCTTGGCCGACTCAACCGCGTGGGCGATGCCTTTGCAAAACTGAAGACAAGCGCAAAAGGTGTCAGCGATGCTGTCGGTGGGCTAAAAGAAAAACTCGGCGGCGCATTCACGCGCTTGGGCGTTGCCGCTGGCGTGATCGGTGGCTCAATCGCTGGCGTTGGTTATCTGACAGCCGAATTTATTGACCAGGGTGACGCGTTGGCAGATCAAGCCGAGGGCTTGAACATGTCCACCAAGGCGCTCCAAACTTGGCAGTTTGCCGCTGGCACGGTCGGCATCGAATCCGAGAAACTCGGCTCGATCTTGTCCAAGCTGCAAAGCAAGATTTCAGAAGGCAGCGACGGCACAAAAGAATCGTTTGCGGCTCTTGGCGTCAGTTATTCAAAGCTGAAAAAGATGAAGCCGGAGCAGCAGCTCACGCACATCACCGAGGCGTTTGCGCGACTGCCGGACACGGTTAACAAGACAGCGCTCGCCAACGAGATCTTTGGCAAGTCTGGCTACAAGCTGTTGCCAGTGCTTAAAGCGGGAGCCGCTGGACTGAAAGGAATTTATGATGAGGCAAAAGCGACCGGCTACATCCTGAGCGATGACACAAATGACGCCGTCAACAAAGCCGACGCCGCGTTTAATCAGTTCAAGCTCAGGCTCGAAGGATTCAGAAATCAGGCACTCGCGCCGCTGCTTCCAGTGTTCACGGATTTAATGGGTCAGCTCGGGCAGATCATTACTCAGCACGGACCCATGCTCACCGCATGGATTCAAGAGGCCGGAAAAAGTTTCATGGAAAACTTGGCACCGGCCATCGGTTCCTTTGTCACTAATCAGCTGCCTGCGCTTGTATCCAACATTGGTCAAGTCGTCACACAAATCACCAGCATGGTTTCATGGGTGGCTCAGGCTGTTGGCGGCTGGGGCAATCTCGGCGCTGGCCTTGTCGCGTTGAACTTTGCGCCAGTCATCGCTGGCGTCGTGCAACTTAGCACTTCGCTCTGGACTATGGGCAGCGCAGTCGGCGCTTTGACAGGCCCGTGGGGCTTGCTGGCTGTTGCGATAGGCGCAGCAGCCGTTGCGATTTACAGCAACTGGGATTCCGTATCCGCATGGTTCCGCACTAATGTCTATATTCCGATTTCCGAGGCGATCAACGACCTGAAAGAGCTGTGGCAAGGCTTCACTGATTGGGCCAGCAACTCATCTGTCGGCAAGTTATTCGGCTCGCTGAATGATACGACCCAGCAAAGTTTACAAGCTCGTGACAGCAATGTGCAGTTGTCTCGCAATGGCATGCTTCCTTCAATGTCGCCGAATATTCCGAAGTCGACATCACCGGGTGCTGAACTGCTTTTGCCTCCTGCGAACATGCCAGCGTCAGGTAAGAGCGGCGCGACGATGAACAACAACGTCAAACAGGATTTTCAAATCAACGTCACCGTTCCGCCTGGCACCGACGCCAACGGCATCGGGCAGGCCGTCAAGTCGAAGCTGCAAAGCCGCGACCTCTACGACATGGCCGCGTTCGGTGTCATTCCACAACCTTCCTCGCCATGATGATGATGCTCGGGGGCTTCCCCTTCATGCTGGACACCGTCCCGTATCAAAACCTCACACGACAAACCGGGTGGAACTGGCCGGAACAACAGCTCATCGGCGCTACGCCTGCGCTGCAATTCACCGGCAAGGCGGCGGAGAAAATCACGCTCTCGGGCATGCTTTGCCCAGAACTCACTGGCGACCGCAGCAGCCTCGAAGTACTGCGATTGCTTGGCGACCTGGGCAAGCCACTGCCGCTCGTGTCGGGCCAAGGCCTGTTCATGGGGCTGTGGGTTATCGAAAGCATCGAACAGGGTGAAGACATTCATTTTGTGGACGGCACGCCGCGCCGAATGACGTTCAATCTACAGCTCAAAAAATACGGCGACATGATGAGCGCCATCGGCTCCGCGCTTGGCAACGTCAGTCGCATCGCTCAACTTTTTGGATGACCTATGGCAGCAACCTACCAGACCCGAACCGGCGACGTGCTCGATGAGATCGTGAACCGCTTTTACGGCCGCCAGGACAACGGACTCGTTGAACTTGTGCTTGAGTCCAATCGCGGACTTGCTGACAGCGGGCCAGTGCTTTCGGCTGGCTTGACAATCACGTTGCCAGACGCGCCGACGTCAGAACCGACCGACCGCATTCAGCTGTTCTCGTGACACCATCCTTCCGCCTTCTCGTTTCCGGCCAGGACATCACTTCCGATGTCTCGAAGCGGCTTGTTCAAATGGAGTGGACAGATGGAGTTGAAGAAAAATCCGACTCGTTCACCGTCACGTTGCACGACGCTGACAACCGGCTCGCTGTGCCGAAGAAGGGCGCGAAGATCGAACTTGCTGCTGGATACAACGGAGCGCTCCAGAAGGTTGGCACCTATTCAATCGACGAGGCTGAAATAAGCGGCCCGCCAGATCAACTGACCGTGAGTGGCAGTGCCGCACCTTTTGTTGACGCCAGCGGCAAGAGCGCAACGGCACGCAAGTCGCAGTCATGGGAAGACACCACGCTTGGCGAGATCTCGCAAAGCATCGCAAGCAAGCTCGGTGTCACAGCGGCGATTGATTCCGCGCTGGCATCCATCACGATCACCAACGCGCAACAAGTCGATGAGAGTGACACGAACTTCCTTTTGCGGCTCGTGCGGCGCTATGGTGGCTTCCTGAAATTTACCCAGGGCAAAATGGTCGTTGCCGAAGAAGGCTCGGGCACAGGCACAGGCGGCACCTCACTGACTGCCACGCTCACAAAGCAGCAATGCACGAGCTGGCGCGTGTCGAGCGGCGGAAAAGCCGAGGGATTGAAGAAGGTGAAGGTTCGCTTCCACGACTACGAGACCGGCGAGTCCAAGAACGTCGAGGCTGACATCGCGAAGTCAAAAAGCGCTGGGCAGTTTTCCGATACCGATTGGCTTTCGCTCGACGAGAACACGTTCACGCCATCGACCGTGGCATCTAACGAGGAAGAAGCGGAAGCCATCGCAAAGACGACGGCGAAACGCATCGCTCGCGGCACACGTTCTTTCGAGCTGACGCTTCCTGGGCGGCTCGACATCGTTGCCGGTGGGAAGGTCAACTTGACCGGCTTCCGAGAAGGCGTGAACGGTGAATGGCTCGTCAAGAACGTCAGGCATCGCATCGACTCTGGCGGATGGTCGATGAGCGTGTCAGGCGAAGGTGCTTGACCGTCAAATCCCGCAAATCGCAGCATGATGCTGCAATTTTACGCAAAGTGGAGCTTGCAAAAGTGCAAGGCATGCTTTTCTTGTGGTCGCCTCAAACGAGGCACCACACTATGAACACTCACACCGACATCATCGAAGTCCTTCCCCCCGAAGGCAAATCGCAACCGCTCGCCCTGACAATCCCCGAAGGGCTGGAACCGGCAACCTCTCACTCTCTCCGCGAGGCATTCGAGGCCTATTTCCGGCAGGCCGACGAGTGGCGAGCAAAAGCCCTGGCGATCCAAATCACACGGCCAGATCAAAGCCGCGAGATGCAACTGGCACGCACGACGCGGCTGGCTCTCCGCGAGATCCGCATCAACGCCGACAAGACCCGCAAGGCGCTCAAAGAAGACTCGCTTCGCAAAGGAAAAGCCATCGACGGCATCTACAACATGCTGGCTTTTGCGGTCGAGCCTCTCGAAAAGCACCTGATGGAGCAAGAGCAGTTTGTCGAGCGCATGGAGCACGAGCGCAAAGCACGGCTGAAAGCTGAGCGCGAAGAGCAGCTCGCACTGTTTGGCGTGAACGTGTCACTCTACCAGCTCGGCGAGATGGACGCCGCGACGTTTGCCAACCTGCTGGAGACCAACCAGCTAGCGTTTACGGCGCGTCAGGAGGCTGCACGCAAGGCCGAGGCTGAACGTATTGAGCGGGAAGCCCGCGAGGCCGAGGAACGCGCCAAACGCGAAGCTGAGGCCGTGGCTGAACGTCAGCGCCTCCAGGCCGAGAATGAGCGGCTCCAAGCGGAGAAAGCGGAAGCTGAGGCCAAGGCTCGTGCTGAGCGTCAAGCCGCTGAGCTTGCTGCACGCGAAGCCGCAGCGAAAGCACAAGCCGAGCGTGAAGCTGCCGAAAAAGCCCGTCGCGAAGCTGAGGCCAAGGCACGGCAGGAACGTGAAGCTGCCGAGGCTCAAGCCCGCGCTGAACGCGAAGCCCGCGAGAAAGCTGAGGCCGAGCTCCGCGCCAAACAGGAAGCCGAGCGTAAGGCCAAAGAGGCTGCGGAAGCAAAAGCCCGCGCTGCCGCCCAGGCACCCGACCGCGAGAAGCTGGCGGCATTTGCCGAGGCTGTCCGCAACCTGCCTATCCCGACGCTCGAAAACGAAGCCGGGAAGGCCATCACAAATTTGATCCGCGAACAGGTGACGAAATTCGCCGCGTGGGTCATCAACCAACAAACCAAACTGAACTAAGACACACTATGCAACCCACACTCCCCTACGAACAACACGGCACTATGCGACTTTATCGCGACCTCGTGCAAGGCTCTGACGAATGGCTCGCCGCTCGCTGCGGTCTGCTCACCGCCAGTGAGATGAAGCACATCCTCACCCCCGGCACGCTCAAGCAGTCATCCAACGACAAGGAGCGAGCGCACCTCTACGAGCTGCTCGCCCAGCGCATCACGCGCTACGTCGAACCGAACTTCGTGACTGATGACATGCTTCGCGGCCACGAGGACGAGATCGAGGCCCGCCGCATTTACTCGGAAAACTACGCACCTGTGGCTTCTGACGTTGGCTTCGTAACAAACGACAAATGGGGCTTCACTATCGGCTACTCGCCGGACGGCCTCGTTGGCGACAAAGGGCTGATCGAGGTCAAATCTCGGCGACAGAAGTATCAGATTCAGACGCTCATCGAGAACACGCTCAACGGCACGATTCCTGCCGATTACATGCTCCAGGTTCAGACCGGCTTGCTCGTGACCGGGCGCGACTGGCTGGACTTTATCAGCTACTCGGGAGGCCTGCCGATGACGACCATCCGCGTGTTTCCTGACACGCGGATTCAAACTGCGATTGTCGAAGCTGCGACAGCATTCGAGGCTCGGCTGGCTGAAAAGCTGGCGGCGTTCCGTGAAGCCTTAAAAGCCGAAGCTGGCCGGCGAGTCATCCCAACGGAGCGCCGTGTCGTGCAGGAAATGTTTGTTTAACCTCAACCCACAACCCACATAGATCACACCATGCAAGACATGACCCAAGTCATTACTCCAAAATCAGACCAAATTAACGCCGACGATTTGATCGGCGGACCACGCACGATCACGATCCGCGACGTGCAAATCAAGGGAGGGCAGGAGCAGCCTGTCAGCATCTACTTCGAGGGATCCGACAAAGCCTTTCGCCCCTGCAAATCCATGTGCCGCGTGCTCGTGGCAGTGTGGGGGCCGGATGCCAACCAGTATCTTGGCCGCTCACTTACGCTCTACCGTGATGCCTCCGTTAAATGGGGCGGGATGGAGGTCGGCGGCATTCGCATCAGCCACATGACCGACATGCCAGGAGGGGCGCTAACGATGGCGCTCACCGCCACAAAAGGCAGCCGCAAGCCGTTTGTCGTCAAGCCAATGGCGAAACCTGCGGACACAATCGCCGAGGCTCGCGTAAAGCTCATAGCAGCGAGCAAGGAGGGCATGCCAGCGCTCGAAGCTGCCTGGAAGGCTCTCACGCCGAACGAACGGCAGGCGCTCAAGGACGAGCTGCCTGCGCTGAAAAATAACGCCGCACAGGCTGGAGTAGATGATGGCAATCCTCTCTCATGAGCTTCGACTGCTGACGCC